GGCTTGCGACTTGCGATGGGATCGCCCGGCCTTGCGGGTGCCTAACTCGTGGGGCGACTGCTACGACGGCCCGGTTGACGACAAGGCACCGCCAGCGTTTCAGCGTACATCGGGCTGGGTGGATGCTTCCGTGATCGACTCGATGTGTGCTGGCGGCGACTCGTACGCCGTGGCCGGGTTCAACGGCTTCCGGCCGTCGCTCATGCCAGAGAACTGGCTAGACGGGGTGCTGTGATGAGGTGGATGCTCCCATTCGTGATCGTGTTCTTCGGCTGCGTGCTCAGCATCCCCGACGACCAGGGCGTGTCTGCGGATCTCGCGTGCGAAGCGGCACGCATGGCGGTCCAGATGCGGCAAGAGATCCGGCCGACGCCGACGCCTGATGCCGGCGAGTGCGACAACTGCAACGGCACCGGCAAAGTTGGAGACGGCCGCATCGTCATCAAGTGCAGCGTGTGCGACGGCACCGGCAAGAAGCCCGTAAGCGTGTGCAAGGACTGCCCCAAATGACCCGCCAAGAACTCATCGACGCCGTCTGGGACGAGCTGCCCGCCAAGCGTTATTTGCTCGGCCGCAAGCGTGGCGAACGAATCATCGACCGTGCTATCCGCAAGTGGCCCGTGCCGGTGCTGTACCAGTGCGATCCGCAGCAGACCGCCGTGGTGGGCCAGCACCTGGCCAAGAGCATCGAGCGGCAAGAGCGTGCCGAGTACGGCATGGGTTTCCTCGCCAGCATCATCCTGGCGGCCATCATCTCGGAGATCGTGAAGATCCTGATTCGCCGCTGGCTGGAGAACCGAGTCGAGATGCTGGAGGCCCTGGCGTGACCGATGCGACCAAGGACACGCTCTACACGGCCCTACGTGACTACGGATTCTCGGTCGTAGTCGCCCTGGCGGCTGGCTGGGTTCTTCGTAACGACGTGCTGATCCCGCTGGTCGAAGAGCATCGCGTGTTCGTTCGCAGCCTGAGCGAGACGCAGAGCGAGATCAGCAAGGCAGTCACCGAGCAGACCAAGCTGCTGTACGAGATGAAGCACATGCGAGACACCCAATGAGCCCCATGAGCCCACGAACGCTGCGGCCGAGAGCAGGCGGATTTAATCCGGCGAGCATCAGCAACCTCGGCGCATGGTGGGATTTTTCAGACTCGTCCACAGTCTCGTTGTCATTGTCTGCCATTACTAGCGTGACTGACAAGAGCGGGAATAGTCGCACGGCAACGCAAAGCACAGGAAATAATCAGCCGGCGATTGCAGCCAGCGTCCGTAACGGCCGGTCGGCGGCACTGTTTGACGGGCTGAACGACGCCCTGGATGTGACATGGGGCGCCCAGCAGTTCACGGCCATCACCCTGTTTGCAGTAGTTCAGCCGACTGGTGCTGGTGGCGGCAGCCTCGGTCGCATATACAGCAGAGACGGCTCAGGCACTTTCCTCAATCGGGCAAACGCCAGCAATGCGTTTTCTTGGAGCATGCCATGGACGAGTGCAACCGGCAATGGCTCGCAACGGACGGCCGATGGTTCTGCAAGCCTGAACGCATGGTACTTGCTGTCGTTTCGGTACACAGGAGGCGCAGACGTAAATGCTGATGTGTTTCTGGGTGTGAATCGCTCTCTTAGCACTGCGGCCCTGGCCGGGACACGTGATACTTCGTCTACGTCGCAATCCAGCACGCTAAACATTGGAAACCGCACCTTGGCTGACGGCTACGACCGTGGATGGCAGGGGCATATTGGTGAACTGTTGATCTACACGGCCAACTTGACAGCGGCAAATGTGAGCTCAGTCGAATCGTATCTGGCCGCCAAGTGGGCCTTCTAATGCAACGGTTTTTCCGCACGGCCGACGCAGTTCTTTACGACGCAGTCAGGCTGCATCTGGATGCCGCTTGGGGCCACCCGAACAGCCAGACAGTGACGTGCATAGTACCTGCGTCAGATGCGCCTCAAGACGACTCTGGGCGGATCCTGCTTGCTGTGCGTGATGAGTTTGCATCTTGGGAGCCTGCGGCCACGCTCTTGCCGCAACTGCTGTCCAGCGGCCAAGCCGAAGAAATAACTGCGTCTGACTATCAAGCGGCATTGGCGTCGAATCCCGACTGACCGAAAAAAGATTAGCTAGGTTGGTGCTGGCCAGCGCACAGCCCGCCTAACTGCAAGACGTACGGCACAGAGCCATACCCTGAGACTCAGGCCACGATGCGGGCCAGACCCGAGCCACGGAGATAGACCATGTCCCATGTGAAGATCAAGCGGTACGAGCGTGACGTGAGCATCGTGCTGCACAGCACGACCACGCTGGCCACCACGCTCAGGCTGGACGATATGGCTGGTGGTGTGGTGTCGCTTGGTACCATGAGCACCAACAGTGCCACGCTCCAGATGTGGGGTGGCACCAGTGTCGATGGTGCGTTCCGTCGCATGTACGGGGCAGACGGCTCGGCGGCCGACATCACGCTGGCCCCCTCGAGCACGGACGGCAGGATCTACGCTCTGCCTGATGCAGTGTTCGCCGTGTCGTTCTTGAAGATCGTCTCGGCCACCACGAACAGCACAGGCACTCTCGGCATCGTGTCGCTGAAGTCGTAATGCCCCAACGCATCCCATGCCACAGGCCGCTGCGTCTGCGTGCGTCACGCCCACAGCGAGACGAAAGCAACAGGCCAAACGCGGCAGCCCGTGGCTATTGCTCAGTGGCTCACAAGAAGTGGCGGCAGGCCGTGCTCACCCGGGATGCGTGGCAGTGCCAGCATTGCGGGCGGGTGGCCCAGCGTATGGCGCAGGCCGACCACATAGTTCCTATCAGCAAAGGTGGAGCCAGGTACGACGTGGCGAACGGACAGACGCTTTGCATTAAGTGCCATGGCAGGAAGACCAGAGAAGAGCAGCAGCGCGAGTGGTCAGGTAAGCACGCAGCCACGACGGCCAAGCAAACAGAAACCATTCCTGTCGCCTGCCAAACTGGCGGAAGGCAGGGTGGGTGAAATCACCCCAAGTTACCACGATAAAAACCCCGGTCGCCTGCTACATGTGCGCAGTCGCAAGTTTCCGCTAGGGGGTAGGTCATGGGCCGTCGCGGACCCAAGCCAGAGCCAACGCCGCTAAAGATCGTTCGGGGCAATCCCGGCCGCCGGCGCCTGAACAAGTCTGAGCCGCAGCCGCCCGCCGATGGCGTCGTGATGCCGACGCACCTTGGCGAGATTGCTGCCAGCAAGTGGGCCGAGCTGCTGCCGCTGCTCCAGGCCGTCAAGGTGATGACTCGTGCCGACGTAGAAGCGTTGGCTAGGTACTGCGACACCTACGAGTGGTGGCTTGCCACCCGTGCCAAACTCAAGAAAGAGGGCGACACGTACCCGATTCTCAACGACAAGGGCGACGTAAAGTACATCGCACAGCGTCCCGAAGTCTCGATAGCCAACAAGTTAGCGGCCCAACTTCGGCAGTTAGAGAGCGACTTTGGCCTGTCGCCAGCGGCCAGAACGAGCCTCAAGGTTGAGCCGGATGCCAAGGAAGAAAGCGTCCTGTCCAAGTTCCTTGCCCGCCGCCAGAAGGCGTGAGTGGGTAGAGGGCTTTTCGTACGACCCGACGGATCCCGATCTCGTCATCGACTTCCTTCAGAGCGTCTGCGTCCACACGAAGGACGGGGCGACGGCCAAGGCTGGCGATCCGATCCAGCTGCTGGACTGGCACAAGGACGAAGTCATCCGGCCGCTCTACGGATGGAAGGACAAGGACGGCCGCCGGCGATATCGGGTGGCCTACTTCGAGGTTCCCAAGAAGAATGCCAAGAGCACGTTGCTCTCGTGCCTATCCATCTGGCATCTGGTCATGGAAGGCGTCGGCGAACTGGGGTGCATCGCCGCCAAGGATCGCAACCAGGCGGGAATCATCTACGACGAAACTGCCAAGATGATTCTCGGGTCGCCGGAACTGCGTGGCCTGCTCGAGGTGATCGACAGTCGCAAGACGATTGTGAACCGCAGCAACAACAGCAGCCTGCGTGTCATCTCTCGTGATGCAGGATCGGCGGAAGGGCCGTCGTATTCGTTCGTGTTCTTTGACGAGCTGCACGCCCAGCCCGACCGAAAGCTGTGGGAGGCGTTGCGGTATTCGGGGCGATCACGGCCGCAGCCTCTCATCTGCACCATCACGACGGCCGGCAGCGACCGGCAATCTATTTGCTGGGAGCAGCACGAGTACGCCGAGCAGGTGATTGCGGATCCGGCGTACGACCCACGCTTCTACGGCAGAATATGGGCCGCTCAGAAGGACGTGGACGACTACTTCTCGCCGGCGGTCTGGCGGCGGTGCAACCCTGGCATGGGCGTCACCATGACCGAGGAGTCTTTTGCGGCCGACGCCATGGAGGCCCGCAACAAGGCCACGAAGCTCAATGGCTGGCTGCGTTACTCGCTGGGAATCTGGACAGAGACAAGCAACCGATTCCTAGACCCAGACAAGTGGGCCGCCTGTGCGTTGCCTCCGCCTGTGCCGCTGTCTGGCCGCCCCTGCATCCTCGGCATGGACTTGTCGAAGAGCACGGACTTGTCGGCCGTCACCGCCCTGTTTCCGCACGAGGATGGCACCTTCGACGTGGACTGCATGTTGTTCAGCCCACGGGATTTGATCATGGAGCGTGAGCGGACAGACCGCCAGCCGTTCCAGCATTGGGTGGATCAAGGTTGGATCACGGCGACCAGCGGCAACGTCATCGACCACGGCGTCATCCGAGAGTACGTGCTTGAGTACGCCAAGAAGCACCAAGTGGAGCGGGTGCTGATGGACATGTCAGGGGCCGTGCAGTTGGGCGTGGAACTGCAAGGAGCGGGGTTGGCCGTGGAATCATTTGGGCAGGGTTTCCGCTCGATGAGCAGCCCTACCAAGTTGCTGGAGAGCCTAGTGCTCCAGCAAAAGATTCGCCACCGAGGCAACCCAGTGCTGAGCTGGATGGCCGCAGGCGTGACGGTTGAGACAGGAGCGTTCGAGGACATACGGCCCGTCAAGAAGAAAAGCACCTGTCGCATTGACGGCATCGTGGCTCTCATCTTCGCCCTGGGCGGATGGGAGGCCAACAGCGTGCGAAAGGCCGCCGAACAGAACTGGGACATCATCACGCTATGAGCGAAACGGCCACCAACGACTACCGGATGCACGAGCTCCGTGGCATCGACTGGAGCGAGATGGGCGGTGGCCGCACGTCTTCGGGCATCCGGGTGAACGCTGACACGTCGATGGCCTGCTCGGCCTATACGGCGTGCATCCGTGTCATTTCGGATTCGGTGTCGTCTCTGCCGCTGCATCTGTACGAGCGGGTGGCTACGGGCGGCAAGCGTAAGGTGCCCGAGCACCCGCTGTATCGCCTGCTGCACACGCAGCCGAATCCGTGGCAGACGGCCCAAGAGTTTCGGGATTGGATGACCGGGCTCTACCTGCACTACGGGGCAAGCTACGCCGAGAAGCGGCCCGGCCCCCGTGGCACGGTGGGCGAGCTCTGGCCGCTGCACTCGTCACGGATGGAAGAGGAGCGGCTTGAGAACGGCCAGATTCGCTACCTCTACCGTGAGCCGGATGGCCGGCAGACGGTGTACCGCCAGGAGCAGATCTTCGCCCTGCGGTACACGACCAGCGACGGCATCCACCCGATCCCGACGTACCGGCTGTTTCAGAACGCCATCGGCCTGGCCCAGGCGTTGGAAGCCCACGGAGCAACGTACTTCGGCAACGGTGCTCGCCCTGGCATCGTGCTGGAGAGCGACAACCCGATCCCCGTCGAGGCGGCCGAGCGTCTGCGTGAGCAGTGGGAGCGAATGCACCGTGGTGCGGATCGAGCCCACCGCACTGCGATTCTGCCCAACGGCGTGAAGGCCCACGAGCTCTCGCAGAGCAACGAGGCGGCCCAGTTCTTGGAGACACGCCAATACCAAGTCATTGAGATCTGCCGGGCGTTTCGTGTGCCGCCGCACATGATTCAGGATCTCACCCGCAGCACGTACTCCAACATTGAGGTGCAGGGCACCGAGTTCGTGCAGCACTGCCTGCTGCCGCACCTCAAGCGTTGGGAAGCGGCCATCGCCCGTGACTTGATCGACGACGACGCCACGTACTTCGCCGAGCACAACGTCAGCGGCCTGCTGCGTGGCGACCACGCGAGCCGCTCGGCCTACTACGTCTCGGCGATCCAGAACGGCTGGATGAGCATCAACGAAGTGCGTGAGATGGAGAACCTCAACCCGCTCGGCGTCGAGGGTGACAAGCACTTCATCCAACTCAACATGACCACGCTGGACAAGGCCGGCGAGGAGCCGCCTGCACCGGAGCCGGTGGCCGAGCAGCCGGTGGTCGAAGCCGAGGACAGCCCGGCCGACGAGCTCGAGGACGACGCCGAAACAGAGGAGCAGACCGATGGAGATTGAACGCCGGGACTTCGCTTTTGAGCACGACGACGAGCTCGTGGTCGAGAGCCGTGCGGACGGCCGGGCCGCCATCGTGGGGTACGCCGCCGTGTACAACCGGCTGAGCCTCGACCTGGGCGGGTTCAAGGAGGAGATTCTGCCTGGTGCGTTCGACAAGATTCTCGGCCGCCAGCGTGGCAAGGGCGACGTGGTCGCACTGTTCAACCATGACAGCAACATCGTGCTGGGCCGCACGTCGTCTGGCACGCTGGAGTTGTCCAGCGACGAGAAGGGGCTGCGGTACGTGGTGACGCCGCCCGTGAGCCGGGCCGACGTGCTGGAGCTCATCCAGCGGCGTGATGTGCGTGGCTCGTCGTTCGCATTCACGGTGGACCCGAAGCACGAGTCGTTTCGTACCGGCGAGGACGGCAAGGCCGTGCGGCAGATCCGAGAGGTTTCGGGCCTGTACGACGTTGGCCCAGTGCTGGTGCCGGCGTACCCACAGACGAGTGCCGGCGTGGCCATGCGTTCTTACGAAGCGTGGCTTGCCAGCAAGAACGAGCCAGCGGCCCCGCCTGCTGTGCGCTCGGCCATGCGTGGCGTCGCCCAGGCGTGGGCCGCCATGCTGAGGCTCCGCAATGTCTGAGGCCCGCTGCACCTGCGGCGAGAAGTTGCGGTGCCGCTCTAGTCGTGCCTGCGGCGATGAACGGCAGCGGTATCTGCGTTGCCCACGGTGCGGTGCCCGTGCGGTGGCGTTTGTCAAAACAACAGTTTCGCAAGTCAGGTTCTGCAAGAGGCCGGGTGCGTAGCGGCACAGTGGACTCCATCGGCAATCACGCCGCTGGAGATCACACATGGACCGCCTCTCGACTCTTCGCGCCGAAGCCAACGACGTTGCCGAGCGGATTGACTCGCTCACGGCCCTGCAGACCGACAACCAGGCTGATCTCGAGTCCCGTGATGCGGAGCTCACCGGCCTGACCGAGCGGGCTCAGAAGCTCGCCGCCTCGATCGAC